ACAATGAAGATCGTGTCAATAAGTTGAGAGATAAAATGGCATACCAACTAATACCTAGTCGCGATTCTGGACCATGTTAAGTGGAATTTTTGTATTTGGATTTATAACTCTACTTTGTTATGGACTACATATAACATGGCCTATAAAAAAAGGTAAAGGTTAAGATGCAAAAACTAATTAATGTCCTGGCAGTTCTATCCTTTCTAGGAACTGCAACTATCGTAGGTGCTGGAACCTATGTCTATGTGAATAAAGATTCACTTATCGAACAAGCAAAAGAAGCAGCAACTAAGGCAGCAACAGAAGCAGTTGCAGGTGCTCTTCCTGGTATGCTAGATGGACTTATGCCAGAGATTCCAGAAATGCCTGGTGCCACTGGTGATATCATTCCTGCTCCTGCTAGTCCTGCTGGTGGAATGACGGGGGGAATCGCTCCTTTCTAAGAATTCTATGAGAATTCTATGAGACCTGTTAAATAGTTGAAATTTTGGAGAATACTATGACTCGTACTGCCGCTACTTACAAGAAAAAACTGAAGAAGGAATCTTCCGATCAATTTTTTCTATATGTTGCTTTCCATTCTGCGCTAAGTGCAGTTGCAAATTTCTTTAAGGAAGACTAATGTCTGATGCAGTATATCTCGGTAATCCCAATCTAAAACGTGCAAACGTTCAGGTTGAATTTACTGGCGACCAAATTCAAGAATTCCTGAAATGTAAGTCCGATCCAGTATATTTTGCAAAAAATTATATTAAAATCGTCTCACTAGATGAGGGTGAAGTTCCTTTTTCAATGTATCCGTTTCAGGAAAAATTAGTAAGGAACTTCCACGAACACCGTTTCAATATTTGCAAGATGCCACGTCAGACTGGAAAGTCTACAACGTGTGTATCATATCTATTACATTATGCCATCTTTAATGCCAATGTAAACATTGCAATTCTAGCAAACAAAGCATCAACTGCTAGAGATCTTCTTGGAAGATTGCAATTTGCATATGAAAAGTTACCACAATGGATGCAGCAAGGTATTGTGGTTTACAATAAAGGTTCCATGGAGTTGGAGAATGGCAGTAAGATACTGGCAGCTTCTACATCTGCATCTGCTGTCCGAGGCGGTTCATATAATGTCATCTTCCTCGACGAATTTGCGTTTATTCCAAACCATATTGCAGACCAATTCTTTGCATCTGTTTATCCTACTATTTCTTCTGGTAAAAGCACAAAAGTAATTATGGTTTCAACGCCTCACGGCATGAACCATTTCTACAGATATTGGCATGATGCGGAGAGACAGAAAAATGATTATGTTGCAACCGAGGTTCACTGGTCTGAAGTTCCTGGTAGAGATTCTGAGTGGAAGAGGCAAACTATTGCTAACACCTCAGAACAACAATTTAAGGTTGAGTTTGAATGTGAATTCCTAGGATCAGTTGATACACTGATATCTCCTAGTAAGATTAGGACAATGGTATACACTGATCCAATCAAACAGAATGCAGGACTATACGTTTATGAAGATCCTAAACCAAATCATGATTATGTGTGTACTGTAGACGTAGCTAGAGGAGTTGGGTGCGACTATTCTGCATTTATTGTTATAGACATCACACAATATCCACATGTAGTTGTAGCAAGATATAGAAATAATGAAATTAAACCAATGCTATTCCCAAGTATCATTTACGATACTGTAAGAGGATATAACAACGCATATATTTTATGTGAGGTGAATGATATTGGAGATCAAGTAGCATCAATCCTACAGTATGATCTCGAATATCAAAATATTTTAATGTGCTCTATGAGAGGTAGAGCAGGACAAATTGTTGGTCAGGGATTTTCTGGCAAGAAGACACAACTGGGTGTCAAGATGTCCAAGACCGTAAAGAAAGAAGGATGCTTGAATCTAAAGACTTTGATTGAAGAAGATAAGTTAATCTTCAATGACTATGATATCATCTCAGAGTTGACAACGTTCATTCAAAAACACAATTCCTTTGAAGCAGAAGAGGGGTGTAATGATGACCTGGCAATGTGTCTTGTGATCTATGCCTGGTTAGTTTTAAAAGACTACTTCAAAGAACTGACGGATCAAGATATTAGGAAGAGATTATATGACGAGCAGAAGAATCAGATTGAACAGGATATGGCACCATTTGGATTCATGTCTGATGGTCTAGAAGATACTAGCTTTGTCGATGCTCAGGGTGATCGTTGGTCTAATGCATCGGTTGGTGAATATGGTGATATGTCTCACATGTGGGAATATCAATAATGAATGTGGAGGAACAATTTGAGATAGAACATCTTTATCTTACCGATAGGAAGTGTAGGATGTGTGGTAAAACAAAAAACCTTATTGATGGTTTCTATAGAACTCGAAAGAATAAGTATCAACCATCGTCATATTCATACGAATGTAAGGACTGCGCCAAGAAAAGGATATCTAGATCTCGAAGAGAAAGGACGAAAAGATTAGAAGGAGAACTATATCCTGATTGGTAGTTGTTCATGCACTGTTTCCTCAGTTGAAATAGTTCCTACTAATAAATATTTGAAGACAAATGATATTAGTAGGAGAAACTAATGGCAGTACAGCTTTTGTCTCCTGGCGTATTAACCAGGGAAGTTGACCTTACCGTAGGTAGAGCCGAAAACGTACTTGACAATATCGGAGCAATCGCTGGACCCTTTTCTCAAGGCCCCATCGACGATCCGATTCAAGTTGAGACGGAACAGGAACTCATCAAGAAATTCGGTAAACCACTTTCCACGGACGCACAGTACGAATATTGGATGACCGCAGCATCGTATCTTACATACGGTGGTATTATCAAGGTCGTTCGTACTGGAGGGGGGACACTAAACAACGCAAACGCAGGTTCAGCAGGCGTATCTAGCGATACTTCGCTTTACCTTAAGAGCTATGATGACTATAAGTTAAATTACCAAAGCGATAGTGGTTGGTATTTTGCTGCTCAAAACCCAGGTCAATGGGCAAACACACTTAAAGTTTGCATGATTGACGACCTTGCAGACCAGACCTTGGGTGTGGCTGGAATGGGAACAGTCGGTCCTGCACTTTTTGGTCTTAATGTCGGATATGGCGTCACCGTTGCTCTAGAAGATGTAACACTGCCTGCACAGGCTGGTTTCACCACGAATGCGACTTCAGTGTTCAATGGTTATCTGAAAGGAATCATCACTGGTATTAATACCGCTGGTGCTGCTGGCACGATGGGTGGTAATACTATTGATGTTAAGATCGTTTCTCGTGTAGAGACGGTTGGAACTGGTGAGACAGAAACTAAGATCTATTATCAGAAGAAGAGCAGCACTAACGCTTTCCAAGCAAATACTTCTGGTTTTGCTGGTGTTGGTAACACTAACAGACTTTACTTTAGAGATAACACTGGTAGTCTTGTTAGCGCAACAGGTCTTGCTGCTACCACAGCCGTTGACTGGTATGATCAACAGAAACTTCCACTTCAGAACGGAACAATCTTCTGGAAATCTATTGCGTCGAAGCCAGTTTCTAACGCATATGTCCTTGATAGACAAGGCAAGAACGATGGTATTCACGTTGCTGTTGTTGATGATAGCGGTACTATCACTGGTATCCAGGCAAATATCCTGGAAGTTCACCCGTCACTGTCTAAGGCAGCGGACGCTGTAAGTTCTGCTAACGCACCTACAAGAATTTACTACAAAGATTATCTTGCAGACTTCTCTGAGTACGTCTTTGCTGGTCGTAACCCATCCGAATTGTGTGAAAACAATGAGGAGTATAACTGGGCTCCTACCGCAACTGGATTTACAACAAACTATGTTAGTAATGTTTCTATCACGACTAGCGTAGTTACTCAGAACCTCGGTCTTTGGGGTCTAGATGCACAGGGAATTACGTTCTCCTCAGTTGGAAACCAAGGATTTACCCTTAAAGGTGGTCAAGATTATGATGATAACGGTGGAATGAAGGCAAGTCTCGGAGACTTGATTACTTCATATAATCTGTTTAGACCTAAGGATGTAGCAGTTGATTTCTTGATCATGGGTCCTGGATGTGCCACAAATGAAGAGTCTCAAGCAAAAGCTGGTAGACTAATCTCTGTTGCTAATGAAAGAAAGGATTGTATTGCTGTAATTGGACCACATAGATCCGATTTGGTTGGAAAAACCAATAGTGATACGCAGACCGATTCTCTGTTGAAGCACTTCAATGGAATTCCATCCACATCATATGCGATCTTTGATTCTGGATATAAGTATACTTTTGATAGATTTAACAATCAGTTTAGATATATTCCAACCAATGGAGATATCGCTGGTCTATGTGTAAGAACTGCTCTTAATGCTTTCCCATGGTATTCACCTGCTGGTCAGCAAAGAGGAATTCTGAACAATGCCGTTAAACTGGCCTACAACCCGAACCAATCAGAAAGAGATCAACTCTATGAAGCCAGAATTAACCCTGTAGTCTTCACTCCTGGTCTTGGTGTTCTGCTCTTTGGTGATAAAACTGCTCTCGGATATGCTTCTGCGTTTGACAGAATCAACGTCCGTCGTTTGTTCCTGACTGTTGAACAAGCACTTCAAGGTGCTGCCGAAGCTCAACTGTTTGAACTGAATGATGAACTGACTAGAGCAAACTTCATCAACATTGTTGAACCTTACCTCCGTGACGTTCAAGCGAAACGAGGTGTTTATGATTATCTTGTCATCTGTGATGAGACTAACAACACCCCCGATATTATTGACAATAATGAATTCCGCGCCGACATCTTCCTGAAGCCCACCAAGTCTATCAACTACGTTACACTGACGTTTGTTGCTACTAGAACTGGAGTTGACTTCCAAGAAGTCGCTGGCAGAGTTTAACTAAGAGTAAATAACTACAGGAGATTAAAGAGCAATGGCTGAATCACCAACAATTAAGACTATTTCCAACTTTAAGTCTGTACTTAAAGGTGGTGGTGCGAGACCTAATCTGTTTGAAGTACAGATTCCTGAGTTCCCTGCTTTCGTAACAAAGGATCAAGAGACCCTTAAGGATCTCACTTTCCTTTGCAAAGCAGCGCAACTTCCAGCATCGAACGTCGCTCCAGTTGACGTTCCCTTCAGGGGTCGAATCCTGAAGGTCGCTGGTGACAGAACCTTTGAGACATGGACTATTACCGTTATCAATGACGAAGACTTTAAAATTCGTCATGCCATGGAAATGTGGATGAACGGTATCGCAAAACTCTCTAACTATACGGGTGCTACTAACCCGACTTCATATATGAGAGATGCATATGTCTACCAACTCGGTAGAGGCGGTAAAGGCAAAGAGACCATTAATTCGGTCCCAGATGCTGGATCTGGTAAAGTAGGCACGGGCACTAAGAGCAATGTTCTGAGATCATATCGTTTCTACGATGTTTTCCCAACGAACATCTCTGCTATCGATCTAGCATATGATACTACTGATACTCTTGAAGATTTCACAGTAGAACTTCAAGTTCAGTGGTTTGAAATCGGTGCTGGACCTGGAGCACTCTCATAATTCTGGTTGAATAAATAGATTTGGTAAGTCCACTATATCATAATGGCTAAATTATTTGGCTTTTCAATTCAACCAAACGAAGAACCTGCTAAGTCAGTGGTGTCTCCCGTTCCTCCTTCACAAGAGGACGGGAATGACAACTATCTGACTAGTGGGTTTTTTGGGTCATATGTTGACTTAGAAGGTGTATTCAAAACTGAGTTTGATTTAATCAAACGATATCGTGAGATGTCATTGCACCCAGAGTGCGATAGTGCGATTGAAGATATTATTCAGGAAGCAATTGTCACAGATACTAACGATAGTCCAGTAGAAATTGAACTATCAAACCTCAATGCTAGTGAAGGAATTAAGAAAAAAATAAGAGAAGAATTCAAAGTTATTAAAGACCTCATGGATTTTGATAAAAAATCTCATGAGATTTATCGTAATTGGTATGTGGATGGTAGACTATATTATCACAAAGTAATCGATGTAAAGAAGCCAGAAGAAGGTATTAAAGAACTTCGGTATATTGACGCAATGAAAATGCGTTTTGTGAGACATGCTATTCAACCTAAAGAAGATAGACTGAGAGCAAATCTCCAACAGAATGACGACGTTGGCGCTGCTTTCCCACCAATCGAAGAGTATTTTGTATACACCCCCAAATTGAGTAAGCAACCTGGAATTCCACATGGTGCTCAAGGTCAGGGTAAAGGAATCAAGTTTACAAAAGATTCTATTTCATATTGTACGTCTGGTTTAGTTGACCGTAATAGAGGAACGACACTATCATATTTGCATAAGGCAATCAAGGCACTCAATCAACTTCGGATGATTGAAGACTCCTTGGTAATCTATCGTATTTCTCGCGCACCAGAACGTAGAATTTTCTATATTGATGTTGGCAATTTGCCTAAGCAAAAAGCAGAACAATATCTGCGTGATGTTATGGGTCGCTATCGTAACAAATTAGTATATGATGCTAACACAGGTGAGATGCGAGATGAGAAAAAGCATATGAGTATGCTTGAAGATTTCTGGTTGCCTCGTCGCGAAGGTGGTAGAGGAACAGAAATTACAACTCTTCCTGGTGGACAAAACCTTGGAGAAATTACAGATATTGAATACTTTAAGAAGAAACTTTATAGAGCACTGAACGTCCCCGTCTCTAGACTAGAGGGTGATGGTGGATTTAATCTTGGCAGATCTTCAGAAATTCTGAGAGATGAGCTTAAGTTTAGTAAGTTTGTAGGTAGACTCCGCAAACGTTTTAGTAATATGTTCTTGGATATGCTGAGAACACAATTACTTCTCAAGAACATTGTCACAGTTGAAGACTGGGAGTCAATGTCTGAGCATATTCAGTTTGACTTTATCTACGACAATCATTTCTCAGAACTCAAAGAAGCAGAACTTCTGCAAGAAAGACTCAATCTCATTCAGGTTGCAGAACCTTATGTTGGAAGATACTTCTCACAAGATTATGTTCGCCGTAAGATCTTGCGTCAGAGTGATGATGAAATGATCGAACAAGATGATATCATCCAGAAGGAAATCAAGCAAGGTGTGATTGCTGATCCTTATGAAATGGATATGGCAGTTGATGGTCTAGGGGGTGCAGAACCAGGACAGCCATCAGAATCTGCACCAGCTGCAGGTATGGATCTTGGAGCACCAGTTACTGAACCAGACTTAGAAAAACAGGGCAAGTCAACTGAATCCCCAGACGGTGGAATTATTTGAGTATAAATATATTTAGTATGTTTATATTAATTTCCAATGGATGATCTTATGGATTTGATGATTTCTGCGGAATCACCGTCGCAAATCAGTGACCAAATTAAAGACGCTCTGTTTTCTAAATCAGCAGAGAGGATTGAAAATCTTAAACCAGTCGTAGCTACAACTTTGTTTGGCGAAGATGAAGTAGGGGAACTTGAAGATGAAATCACAGAAAATCCTGAGGAAGAAGAATGAGTTTTACTCGTATGATCGGCAAAGAAATTGCCGCAACAACTGTTGTTAGTACCGCTAGTTCAGTCGGTCATGCAAGACTTGTTCGTGTTTACAACGGACATAGTGCTGCTGTCTTTGTTGCTGTTTCTACCTCAACTGCTGATGTAGTTGGTTATGGTTCAATTACGGTTGCTCCTGCAACGGTTGAATTTGTTGATAAAGACTATAAGGATGTTATGTGGGCTGGTAATGCCGCTGTGAAGTTCGCCAAAGTAGGATTTACAAACTAAGCAAATGAAACTTATCAGAGAAGAAATCGAATCAGTCGATTTCATTGTCGAACAAAAGAACGGCAAAAAATCCCTGTACATTGAGGGAGTATTTCTTCAAGGAGATATCAAGAACCGTAATGGTCGGATGTATCCTATGGAAACTCTTCGTAAAGAAGTGTCTCGTTACAATGAAAACCATATCCAAAGTGGTCGTGCTTTGGGTGAACTTGGACATCCTGAGGGTCCTACCGTTAACCTAGATCGAGTTTCACACAAGATCGTTTCTCTTAGAGAAAGTGGTTCTAATTTTATTGGTAAGGCAAAGATCCTAAGCACCCCTATGGGTAAGATTGCACAAAATCTTATCGATGAAGGTGTTAAGTTGGGCGTTTCTTCTCGTGGTATTGGTTCATTGAGTATGACTCGTGAAGGCACCAATGTTGTTGGTGAAGACTTCACGTTGGCAACTGCTGCTGACATTGTTGCTGATCCCTCTGCACCTGATGCATTTGTATCAGGAATCATGGAAGGAAAGGATTGGGTATGGGATGGAGGCATTCTTAGAGAGGCAGCTGCCCGTAAGACATACAATCATATCAATACATTGGTAACACAAAAACAACTTGACGAGAAGAAATTGGATCTCTTCAACGACTTCCTTGCAAATCTTTAGATTATAAATAAATATAGATTAAGTAGATTAATCGGAGAAACCTTCAATGTCGCTTGGACGCTTACAAGAAATGGAAACTAAGACTACGAAAGTATCTGATCAAGTTACTCGCGGTGCTAAGGCGGGTGATCCAATGCCGACAATGGCAGATCCAGGTACTCAACTCGCATCAGTAGAAGACCTCGGTGGGCCTACCCCCGAAAACTACAAACCCGATGATGACTCGGCAAAACTGAAAGAACCAAATCTTCGTACTGTTGCTGACGTTGTTAATCGTGGCGCAAAGAAGGCCGATCCTATGCAATCAATGGCCAAAGAAGAGGAAGAAGTGCTAGAGGACGGTCAAGAAATCGTTGCCGAAGACGAAGTTACCGAAGAGGGAACTGTCGAAGAAACTGCAGAGTATGACGTTGATGAAGACGTTAATGCTCTTCTCGGTGGCGAAGAACTTTCTGAAGAATTCAGAGAGAAAGCAAAGACTATCTTTGAAGCTGCTTTGACCGCTAAGGCTGCAGAAATCAAAGAGGCACTAGAAGCTCAATATCAAGAGCGTGTTGCCGAAGAGATCGACTCTATGAAAGTCGAACTCCAAGAGCGTGTTGACTCTTACTTGGAATATGTCGCTGATGAGTGGCTATCCGAGAATCAACTCGCTGTTGAAAACGGACTTAAGTCCGAAATGACCGAATCATTCCTCGGCGGAATGAAGAGTCTTTTTGAAGAACATTATGTAACCATCCCTGAAGATAAGTATGATGTTCTCTCCAATATGGTAGAGAAACTAGATGACATGGAGACTAAACTCAACGAGCAAATCGATAGAAATATTACACTCAACAAGCGCCTCGCAGAGTCGGTTGCTGATGGTATTCTGGAGAACGTTTCTGATGGACTTGCTTCCACTCAGAAAGAGAAACTCGCTTCTCTCGCAGAAGGTGTAGAGTTTGAAAGTGAAGAATCTTATAGAGGAAGACTGGAAACGCTTAAGGAGTCGTACTTCACTAGCGGCAAAACCACTTCCCAATCTGCTCAAGCTGAGTCACTCTCGGAAGGTGTAGATGATGCAGGCGCTTCTTCGGAAGGCAGAATGTCTCATTACCTTAAGTTCCTAGACGCAGCTGGCAACTAGTTGAATTTTTTATTAAAGCAAACACTAACCTTATAAAGAAATGTTCCAATCAGAGCATCTGGTTGAAAAGTGGAAGCCACTTCTCGACCACGACGGAGGAATCTCCGACTCACACCGTAGAGCAGTTACCGCTGTTCTGCTAGAAAATCAAGAAAAGTTTTTACAAGAAGAGCAGTCTTTCCAGACAGGTTTCAACCTGATGGAAACGCCTACCAACGCTGGTAATGCCGCTGGTGGGTCTGGTGCTTTCAGTGGCAGTTCTGCCGCTGCTGGTCCTACTGCTGGTTTCGACCCCGTTCTGATCTCCTTGATCAGACGCTCTATGCCTAACTTGGTCGCATATGACCTTGCAGGCGTTCAACCGATGAGCGGTCCTACTGGACTGATCTTCGCAATGCGTTCACGTTATGCTGGTCCTGGCACCCCAGGTCAAGGCGGTACTGAAGCATTCTTCGACGAAGCAGATACTGCCTTCTCTGGTCAGGATCATGGTTTCGATCTTACTGGTAGCGATAACGTTGCTGGTTTGGGTACTACCTCACAGACTGGTAGCAACCCATCTGCACTCAACCCTGTTGGTACTGCAGCTTCCCTCGGTTATACCGTGGGTCAAGGCATGGCAACTGGCGATGCTGAAGCTCTGGACGGCACTGGTTCGGATGCCTTCAACGAGATGGCATTCTCAATCGAGAAAGTCACCGTTACTGCTAAGTCTCGTGCGCTGAAAGCAGAGTATTCTCTGGAACTGGCACAAGACCTTAAGGCAATTCACGGTCTTAACGCTGAAGCAGAACTTGCTAACATCCTCTCTACTGAAATCCTTGCGGAAATCAACAGAGAAGT